TAGATCTTATAGTATCTCCTACTTGAATGTCTTCTTCTTTGATAAAATAATCTATTAGATCTTCCCGTCCAGCTAGTTTAAAAGTTTGTGCTACTTTTTGATTAGAATACCTTAATCCATTTTTTGCCATCCATATTGAAATACTAGATAAAGGTGCTCCTTTTTTTATGGAATGATATAACTGAGGTATATAATCTATTGTACTTCTTAAATGTCTTCTTACTTGTCTCATAATAACACCGCCATTCTTTTAAACTTCTACATAAATAGGACTCATTTCTGATTGAAGATAAGGAATAATAATTCCCTTAAGTGTTTGTCCCTTTTCTCTACCTAAACAATAACCAGCAGGAACTTTTACCTTACCAATACCTTTACCACCAAAATAGATTTCTATTCTTTTATCGCCTTTAAAAATATCAAAATCATACCATGATTTTTCATCTGGATTTTCAAATTGATAAAATTCACTATCTTTATCAAAATCACCTATCATATAAAAAGTCTTTGGATCCTGCTCATCTATTGTCTTATTTGGTAAAACACCAGCATGTACTATATAAATATACTCTGATATTTTGATTATTAAAGGTAACTCTATAATAAATTTAAGTATATCACTGGTAGTGGGATATGATCTTAACCATGTTGGTATACTCTCCGGATCAGTTTTACTTTGATCTATTAAATCTACTTCATTCTTTCCCTTCACTGAATAAACATTTAAACTATTTTTTATAAACAATAATGTTTCTATTGATTTAGGATCATCAAAATCAAAATTATTTCCAGTAGTAACCATAATATCTTTGTAGTTAAAATGTTGCTCATATAACAATCGAATAAATTGTGTATGGTCCCCAAGAATTTCACCTATTATAAAAATACGTTCTGGCTGTAGTTCCGATAAATCTAACATAAATTTTTTACCCCGCCTTTTTCGAATTTAAAATTATTATTTGCCAGTAGATCCAAAACCCCCCAAATTTCTAGAAGATTCTGGCAATACATCTACAGATTCCCACACAACCCTATATATAGGACATAATACTGCTTGAGCTATTCTATCTCCTTTATTAATTTGATATAAAGATACTGTTGTATATAATATCACACCAATTTCATCTCTATATCCACTATCAATAGTACCAGGTTGGTTTAATACAAAAATTCCATTATTTAATGCCAAACCAGATCTGCTACGAATTTGTAATTCAAATCCTTCCGGAATTGCAACATATATACCTGTCTTAATAATAGTAGGTACATTCTCAAACAAAAACTTTGATTCATTAGCATGTAAATCCATTCCTGAATCTCCTATATGCATATAGGAAGGCAAAGGATTATCCGATTTGTTTATAACTTTAACTGTAATATTCCTATTATCCATTACTTACCACCTTATTTTGCTTTTTTAAAATATTTCACAAGAAGTACCACTACATGCCAATTCCGAACTACCTGTAGTAGTATCGCTCTTTTCATAATCAACTAATTTAGAAAAATCTACATTTGGTAATTCTTTTAATAATTTATGATATTCCTCTTTATTAATATCTTCATAAGGGGCCAATCTATAAACATGATCTGAAACTGGCAGAAAAGTAAGCCCACCTATTTCATCGAAATTTTTATATACCCATGCTGCTACTTCCAGCCATTCATCTTCTTTGACATATATAGTCGTCGATGGATTATGTTCACATTGTCCTGTCACAACTCCATTAAATGTACCCCTATTTGTCAGGGGTTCTGTAAAACAATACGTTTTTAAAGGTCCTATATATTCTACCTTATTCACTTTTATTTCGAATTTCTTATTATATTTGATATCTTTTACGTTTATCCTATGCAATACCATTCCCATATCTTCCAAAAGTTTCAAAGCTTCTTTATATAATATAAGAACAGGTATTGCTGCAAGTGACCTATAGTCTTTATGTGCTAATTCATAGAATTTTTTCTTTATAACATCATTACAGTCATGTTTTGTTATTGAATAAATACCTAATGTATATAATAATAATTTAACACGTTCTACAAAATCATAATTTAATCCTCCTATATAAACACAATCCTCCATAATAATTCCTATATTGTCTATAAGTCCTCCTATCCACATAGCTCGATAGGTTATGGAAGTATGTATAGGAGGTATCCAGTTCCGTGCAAGTACTTCCTTATCAGATGGTTTCCATGTTATATATTGCTCAGAATCCATATTTTCATTATAAATCATCAAAGAATCTAAACAACAATAATGAGAAGGATATATGTCGAAGACACGCTCCTTACTATGGTGGAATATCATACCAGAATAAAATCCCTGTATATATGCATCTACTTTCGGAAAAATTGAAGTATTTATCTTTGATATAACAGGCATTCTGTATAATGATAGAGTATCTCCTCTTTTCAATGCACTTGTTTTTGTCCACAAACCATCTTCTTTTATGAACTTATGATTTCCAGTACATTTTATATTAGTACCATTAGATAAACTAACCCTATAAACATTTTGTTGACCTGTTCTGAAAGGTGTCGTTTCTTTGAACGAAGTACCATTCCATACACGTATTTTTTTTCCTACTAATGTTTCAATTGGTATATGTCCCTGATCTGTAAGTATTTTTGTATCTCCAGTAACACACCAGAAAGATTTCAACATTTTCCAATATTCTAATTGACTAATAGCTGGTATTCCGCGTAGTTGTGTCTTTTGCGGTGCTTTGCATGGGAATTCTAATACCCATGTATTACAATTTTTAGGATCCTGTCCAACATCACACTTCATAGGAAAATCATGCGCACGTAACAAACGATAAAGAGAATCACTCTTTGTTATACGTACTCTACGAATATAATAACCTGTAGATGTCATTCTAGTATGTGCCCCTGCTGAGCTATTAACTAGTAAAGAAACTGTACCACTAGGTTTGACACATGTTATCGCTGCTGAAATATTAATATCCAATCGTTTAGCTATTTTTATATTAGTTGCAATAGCAACATGTTTAAGATCAGATAACCACTTTTTTGCAGTATCATTAATATTTCCTAAAATAGAATGATCCCGCAAGCCTGTTAAAGATACCCCTAACAATCTTTCTTCTTCACAATTAATTCTCCATTTTTTATCTATAAATTTGAAGCTCGTAAAAGTTGATTGCCATGTTCCTATCATAGTAGCAAGTTTTACCTTACGTTTTAAATCTTCAAATGTATCACCATTTCGTACTACTACTTCTGTTAAGTTGCATAGAGATTTATTGCGTAATAATACTTCTCCACAATTATGAACAATAAAACCATTTACCACACCCCAATTAGTTTTCGGTTCATTGAAATCATATACATCAATTTTATTACTTTCTTTAATACTCATAACTAAAGGACTTTTAACTTTTATAAGATCTATCAATTTATTCATTTTATAATTTTGTATAAATCCTATATAAGTATAAAAAGCTTTTATACCCTCAAAATTTCCAATATTTAAATCATAACTTTTTTTACAAATATATTCTCCATTAGGAAATGAAACTTTTTTTGATTTATTAACTGTAATATAAGAAATGATTCCTAAATCTTGATAAAGAATATCTTTAACATTATTAACTAAATCCCAACAAGTACTTTTTAAAGTTATTCTATACTTAGAAATAACACTGCCATTAGCACTAAATAAACCTTTTAAAAAAGATAATCTTTCTTCTTTTTTGAAACTAAAAAATTGTTTAGGCAAAGATCTTTCTGAAAGTTTCTTCATACTTATTCCTATTTTTTTCAAAACCTCAGTATATTCAGTTGTATAAAACTTTCTTCTTTTTTCTTTATTTAAATTTTCATTAAAAAAGTTCATATGATTAAATAATTTAGCAACATCATGATCATTGCTTCCAAAATTAATTTCTAAACCTTTATGAAATTTACTACAGAGTCTTGTAGTAGTACCACCACCTTGTATAAAACCTAATTTAACAAATAAACTATTTTCTTTAAAAGTCCTATTAACATAAACTTTAAGTCTTTTACCTTTTAAATTTTTCGCAGTAGATTCAGTATCATCATTCAATTTAAAAATATGATCTGGTGTACATGTGATAATTACTTTATTAGATAATTTAATTTTAAGAGTATTTTTTGTACCGTTTTTCCAAACTTTACCCTTAACCATTTCCCCATCAGCATTTATTAAAATTGGTTCCGTTCCATCTAATTCTTCAAAAGTCTTATAACCATCACTAGTAAGTATTTCTTCATAACCAGCAAAACATGGATTAATCCCTATAACAGCAGAACTATCCCTTCTTCCATTCTCTGTAACTTTTTTTTGTGCTGATGGTCTGCTAAAAATACCGCGTTCTCCACTTTTTGATCTATATAAATTTTTCCATTCATCTAAAAATGATATAATGTCAGGTTTTCTTGTATAAGCAACCGAATTATTTGATAGACTTCTCTGTGGATAGGCACGCCAAAATTCACCCATTTTAGCATTAGCCATCTCATTATCTGTTAAATCCGACAGACTAATCAATGCACTATTATGTACTATAACATTTTCTGCAACAAATATTTCTGCAGTATCTACTTCTATATCATAAACAGGTACCACATTCTTATAGATACTAATATCATGTATTGGTGATAGATAAATTTGTTTTTTGTTTGTATATAAAATACTTACAATAGTATCTCCTATATGTTTATTTATCTTTATATTCGTAATATTTTCTTCTTCATGATACGAAGTTAGTGGTGTATCTATTTTTGTATGCTTCTTATATGAATATTTATTGATCATATCGATCATAGCATTAAACATTGATGTAGATATCAGTAAGGAATTTTCTGAATAACTATTATATTTTACAATTATACCTATACTATGAAACAATGTCTGCAAATTATGTAAATATATATCATTAGTACTTCCTAATGTAATATCAGTAAAATATTTATCGTATATTGCAATACCTATTGCAGAATCAATAATACCTGCTATATACGCAATACGATTCTCAACAGATGCTTTCAATACATATTTTGGTATGTCAAAAAAACCAGATCCACTATAAGTATGGGATTTTAACCATTTTGTAAAAGATTTCGAACATATATGTATCCTATACTTTGAGGATTCTTTTTTATCTATTTTTATTTTAATAGCGGGTATACCAATATCCATAAGAATATAAATTATTCGGCTTATCAAAGCAGAATCAAGCTTTTCTCTATACAATCCATCTAAAGAAAGGACTACATGTCCCTTCGTAAAATATCCCCGTGCAAGCACTAAACCTAATAACCACATAAAGTTATATGATGTATCATTCGAGTTGAGATATTTTATTGGACTATAAACAATCGTAGAAAAGAATTTTTTATATTTTATTGTAGGTAGCTCACAAATAGTTCCCTCATATGTATTTAAAGACAATAACAAAGAATCATTCTTTCCAATTTGTCTAGCCTCTTTGAAATTTATTTCCTGTTGTTCTTTATCATATACAAGTAAACGATGTTCAGGAGTACAAACAATATCACCATATCTATGCTTTAATTTGTAAACAGATCGTAGCCCTATATATTTTTTACCTACAATTATATAATCTTTATTTCCTATTACAGCACGATCACCTACATTCACATCTTTAATATATTGTATTCCGTTTTTTAAATTTATTCGAGTATATCCAGGTAAACATCTCCTAGTACCACCAACAACTACTACTTCAGCAATCTTACAGCAAATATCATGCACATCTATTGATCTTAGTCTAAAACCTCGATTGGCTTTTACAATATCAGAAGTGAAATTAATTAAATCTCGTAGTGGTTCAGGACCACTATTATGGCTTACAAAATTATTAACAATGAAACAATTCCTTGGGTATTGCATTTGTAAATCATATACATATAAAAGTCCCATTTTTCTAATGGAAATAATACTATCAAATGTTGTGTAAGCGACATTATTTATATCAACAACAGTATCTTTACTAATATATATAATATCATTAATATCCACAGATGTGTTATAGCATTGTGTACAGTATAGAGATACAGGTGATATAGAACATTTACATACAATACAGTGACCATCAAGTTGTTTACGCATAGATCCTATAGCAATTCTGTCTCCTATATTAAATTTAGACAATACTTGCCATTTACCATCAGACCGCATAAATCTATGGTCATATGTAGCCTTTATCTTATAACCTTTTTTTGTCTGTATTTCATATACAGGTGCTTTTCCATTATCAACAATATCTAGCAACAAATTTGGTACTAGTTTACCTGTAGTTTCGTCTAATGCTTTCAAGTAAATATCTTTTTGATTAGAATCTTTAAATTTTCGTATTAAATCTCGTAGATTAATCTCTATATATCTATCATCAATGTATTCATACAATATACAATCATCGGTCAAACAGGCTCTTCCTCCGAATGTTTTAAGTCTTTCTCCCCGTGGTCTTATTTTACTGTAGTCACATATAAATTTCTGATCCTCCCACAGACATTCTAGAACTTTCTCAAACCCACGTGCCCATCCAAGTTTACTATCAGAAAATACTATTTTGACTATTTTATTATTGTTATTAGCATCTTTTATGACAGGTAATTGATTTACATATTTTCTCTCTACACTATAACCACAACCAGTACCATTCATTAATATATACAATAGTTCAGCAAAATCTTTTAACTTCTCAATAGTAGTAAATGCACAATTAAAAATTGCTAAATTTTCTGTATCTGCAGCAATACCAGCAGACCACAAAGCCCGCATGGAAGGCATAACTTCTAAATTATAAATAGCATTATATACATCCTTAAATTCTTTATCAGTTATTTTATCTCCGAATTTATCTTTCATGTATTTACAATATCTAAATACTGTTTCTCCCCATGTCTCTCTTCTACCTTTTTCTTCAATCCATCGAGAATAAGTACGTATATATACAAATTCCTGGAGCAGTGTATCAAATATACTATTATTAGTTGTATTTTCTTGCATGAGCCAAACAACCTCCTTTCGATATTTTTTACATAGATTATTATTTAGATTCGTCTGGTAGCTTCAGCACACCTCCTGATTTTAATATAGCTGTCTCTATATTAGAAATTTCATGTGAAAGCATTGCTCGAATATTTTGAACCAATCCAGAATATTCTGTATTTTGTTCAAAATGTATCAATACTTTTATGATACTATTCACAAATTTACTGAGCGTGGTATACTGAAATTGCATGACCGCTTTAGATATATCCTTTGGGAATATATATTTATGCATCATCTCATATATTTTCAAAATTTTATTCTCTATAGAATCTGATAATCTATTTAAAGCTACAAACTCTTGAAGTTGCATTTCATCGGTATTATCTATTTCTATATCGTCTGAAATTTTTTTAATACGTTCATTTATAATATGCAATCTTTGTGCATTTACTTCTAGCATATCATGTAGAGCACCGAATAAATCCACATCTCCTTCAAGTATTCTAGATACAAGTTCAATAGATTCCTGACTATTTTCTTCTTTCAGATTTAATATTTGTCGATTTACTTTGGAAATTATAAAGTGATTTCTGAAATGAATATCTAGAGCCTCAATAGTTAAATCTGGTTTTTTTGCTATTATTTCATCATATGTTAAATGATCCCTAGCTCTGAGAGCATTAATTTCCATATGATCAGATCTTGTACATATTGTACATATTCTACTAGTTTTTGTATATTTACCAAATTCTGTCTCAACAACCATAATAATTAATTCTATTCTTTAATTTGTATAGTAGATATGCGTATTTTAGACATAGTGGAATCTTTATGTTGTTTACACTTAGTCTTATCTGCACATAAGATGATATGGTTATCTTCCGATATAGCCCATACATCTATATAATCGATTTTTCCAGATTGTATCTCGGCCAATGTTCTACAGCTATTTAAAATATCTTCAGTAGTAATAGAATCATCTTCTATAAAGTTCATAAAGTCTTGTAAAGTAATATATATCTTATCGCTATTTTGCATATACATTTTATATTTCTTATTAAGCATGTTTTCTTTTGACATAAGAAAGGTTCTATGTGCATTTACATAATCACACATAGTCTTAAATATTCTTCTTGATTTCTTTTTATTAGGGATAAATCGTCTAAAAAGCATTATCTATTCTCTAGTGATTTTTACAATCTTTTTAATTGTAGATGGATAAGTATAGTCTATTATGGTAAACAATTTATTCAATGAGATATTGAAGTGTTCTAGAAGAATTAATCTACTATATATTGATTTTTTCAAAGAAGAATCAATATTTGTAATATCTTGCTCAACTTTCAGATTTGCGTAATGATAAAAATAATATCTTAAATAGTTTTGAACGGTTAATACGGCTGTAGGTTGTAGTGGGCTAGATAAATGTGAAGCAATTGAAGTTTTTTCTATATCTGTTATTGTTGCAGTAGCATACGAAGCATCGTTCTCTACAGATGCTTCCCGTACTACTTCTTCATGCTTTTGTTTTTTCAATTCAGATTCTAGATTTACAAGAGTATTATATAGCTTTTCGTATCTCTCTTCCTTAAGTTGTATTTCTTTATCGATATTTTCAATATGACTAATAGATATCTGATCAATTACTTCTAATTCTGAAACAGTACTTTGTCGTTTGCTTAATATATCATTTAATGTAGCATCTATATTTTGTAACAGCGCATCTATATGCATCAAATTCTTTTCAAATGCTGTTTTTTTCTTAATGAAAAGGTCTCTTTCGACAACATCGTCTGAAGCGGTTTTTCGAGCTGCTATATCTTCAAGAGTTACATTTATATCAGCTAATATTTTCTCTATATTTGTTCGGTTCTCTACATAGTTCTGTCTGTTCTGCAATATAGTAGAATATTCTATTGAGAGCTTTTCCCTCTTTGACAACAAAGCCTCTCTTTGGTTTAATTTTTGTACTAGTTCATTTCTTTCTTTCTGTAGGTTTATCTTCTCATCATTGACTTTTGTTATATCTTCCAACACACGATCCATATCTACTTTCAGTTTTTCTATATTCAGTTTATTCATAGTAATATCTTGATGCACATGTGTTTTTTCTTTTATGACCAAATCAGATTCTTTATTAAAAAGTTTTTGCAGAGGTTGATATACAGAAGTAATTTTTCTCTGAAATCCATTAATGAATTCAAATATCCGATCAAATTCCATAAATAAATCAGCAACAGGTCTATCAAGTACAAAGAACCTAAATAGTTTATTTTTTCTAATAAACTCTAGATCAGTTGGAATAGTATTATCAGTACTATCATGTCTGATTGTATATTCTTTATCTTTATATCTCAAGCTTACAGACATTTCTGCATCTTCAGGAAGTGTATAAAAATTTTCAAAAATATTAAAAATCAATTCTATAATGAACAAAGGAATATATTCTGTATCATCAAAATAAAATTCTACCCCTTGTTCAGAATCTGTATAAGAACAGGACATCCAATCTATATCAGAAATATTTTTTAAAATATCGGAGATATTTATAAATACCGATCTATAGATAACATCTGTTAAACCAGTATGCTTTACAAAAGAATTATATACATTCTCTAACAACATGATAGAACACCATCCTATATTTTTTTAGTTTAAAAGGAACAAGTACTGATTCCTTCCGAATTCATTAAAACATTAATGTTATAAGGAAACATTGATGCTTCCTCAGTATGCGTTATTACAAAAATTTGTTTAAAATAATTAGATATTTCTGTTAATATTCTAATAACATCTTTTCGATTGGATTCATCAAGTGCTCCAAATATTTCATCTAGTACTAAAAAATTTATGGAAGTTCTAGATCTCTGTGTAATTACTTTACTAAATCCAATACGCAGACCTAATGCACATATTACTTGTTGGCCCCCGCTAAGCATATTATAATTACGATATTCATTATTAATTTCAAACGCAACATTTAAAGGCTGTCTTTCTTTAGTTTCATCTATATATAACTTAACTTTGAAATGTGTCAATATATTTTGTATAATTTCATTAGCATATATTTCTATAGCAAGTATAGATTCATTAAATATCTGTACAGGTATTTGTTTGAAAGCCTGTGCAAGTATTGATAAAGTATTAACCTCTTCATACAAACGTTTCATTTCATCCTTATTTTTAGATATATTAGATTCTATATCTAATAATATTTTTCTCATATGATCAACCATACCAGTTTTTTTATCTATATCAGATAATGCTTCCTCTATCTCTGCAATTTCTTGTTGAACTTCTTCCACAGAAGAATCGAAATTCTTTGGTATCTTATTTTTTAGAGTTTCTATATCGACAGTGTATTTATTAATTAATACTGTGGTTTCTTTAATCCTTTGATCAATATCTCCTAATTCTTTATCATATCTTTTTAAATCTTCTGTCATTCGTTCTTTATATTGCATTTTCATATTATATTCATTTTTCATTCTTTCATATTCAGAGAACCTACGTTCTATTTTTGATATTTCTTCTTTATTGAGAGTTAGTGTTGCTGTTTTTTTCTGAATTTCTTGTAAGATAACTTCGGAATTTTTTTCTATGTCTATTTTACGTTTCTTTATATTAGTTATATTTTTTTCTATTTCTGCTTGGTGGAATTGTACATCTTCTTCACTTATCTCTTTACCGCATTGAGAACAAATGCCTACTGATAATTTATATTTATCTTTTTCTAAATTTTGTATTTCTATATTTAGTGCAATAATCTCTTTTTCTAATATATTTCGTCTTTCTGTATGATTATTTATTTCTTCTTCACAAACAGAAATTTCTTCTGACAGTTTCTTTATACTTGCCTGTTGTTGTTCCTCATTAAAATCTTTATATTGTTCAAATACTTGCTCAATCTCTTGTAACCCATCCAATATATTTTTCGTCTTTTCTATAGATTGTTCTAGTTCTTGTTCTTTATTGTCTAACTTCGTTTTTTCAGTAATAGATACTTCTAACATACTTTCATATTCTTTGACAGTTTTTATAATAGTTTTCACAGATTCTATTTGAAGCAACTCTTTCATTTTTTTATCATGTTCTTGCTTCAGTTTATTCTTATTTTTTATTATATTGTCGATTTTATTTATATCAGCTTTCACTTGTTTAGCTTTTTCAACATCAGTATCAATATCAACTTTCATAGTTGCTATAGAGTTCTCAACTGCTTTTCGATCTTTATTACATATCTTATACATATCTCCATAGATAGCTATGTCTAGTACAGAATCTATATATTCTCGTCTTTTTTGAGGAGTAGTTGTTATAAATGAGGATATATCATTTTGTGAAAAAAATACTGATGCTGTAAATAACCATGAATCCATACACATTAATGAATTAATAAATTCTTGGGATTCTTTTATTGAAGATCCACACTTAACATCATTTTCATATACAGTTAGATAACTACTTGTAGCCTTTTTACCACCTCGCTGGATTGTATAATTATTGCCATTCAATTCGAAAAATAATTTAACATATACCTCCTCTCCAGAAGGTAATGAATCAAACCATACCTCATCCTTTTTAGAAAAGATACCAGTTCCGTATAATGCAAATAGTATTGCCATTACAATACTAGATTTACCACTACCGTTAGATCTAGTTATATCATCTTCAATACAACCCGTAATTCCAATTATACCATCGGGAAACTCAATAATAGTAGTATCCCTATATGACATAAATCCCTTAAGTTCAAGACGATTGATATGCATTTATATAACCCTTACCCCTTTCTATTATTTTGTCGATATCTATAGATTCATCTGTAGTATCTTTATATGCATGTAACCATGTTTCTAGAAGTTGTATAGGATTTTTACTCTTTACATTATCTACATGGAGAAAGACTTTATCTTTATCATCTGTAAAATATTGAATACGAGAAACCTCATAACCCTTTTCAGAAAATATCTTACGTATAGCAGATTCAGACATTTTAAGATTAGAAGGTACTGTAAGAAAAATGCAAATATTATCAACAGTATTTGGTAGAGTTTCTAAAAAACTTTCCAGTTCTTCTTCTGTTTTATAAACAGAATGTATATAACGACGAAGCCCGTCAATTTCTGCAAACTTAATATTACCTTCTTCATCCATTGTAACATATCCTTTAAGTTTTCCACAATCCACAAAATCCATATATGTTAAGGATCCTGGATAAACTACGTGAATACCATTCTTTTTTTTATATTCCTGTTGCAAATGCATATGACCAGCTATAAATTTCGTGAATGGATATTGTACTGTATATTCATCCAATTCAAAAACAGAAACTCCTTTAGATAAAATAAAATTCTCAGCTCCTATTTTTGCTGCTGATTCTTGTATATGTGTAATTATTATATTTTTGTCAGTAGGATTAAGTGTTTGCATAATAGATATCAACTTTTCATAAGTTGGTGAATATTTATCTTTTGTAGTACTACTGAAAAAAGGTACAAAATAAATATTCCACCCTTTCCATACAATCCTGTATATATCATCTGTCAAGAAATAAACATTTTCGAAATCTAAAGCTTTTAGAAATGCCATAGAATTAGAATATGTAGTAATGTCATGATTTCCTGGAATTATATAAAAAGGTTTACCTAAAGTATTTATCCTGTTGAACCATGTAATACTCCATCTCACATTCTCACTACTTGGTCGATGTGTATTAAAGAAGTCCCCCGCACATATAATCATATCAATATCAGGTTTTATAACTCTTTCATATACACGTTCCAAAGCATATCTAGTATCATATTCTGCTGTAGTTATACCTGTCTGGGTATGTGCAGAATATAATCTATGACCCAAATGCACATCTGCTATAATTAAAATCATGATACGGTTTCCTTAGCTTAAAATCAAAGAATAATCAACTTTATCCCATAATAAATATTTTCCACATGTACTACAGTGACTCTCGTATAATTCAACAATAGTACCACATTTACACTTATAGTTCCAATTATATTGTATTAAATTATCTTTATATGTATCCCGTACCTTTTTGTGTACTATTGGGATAATATTAGGTACATCATTTTTTATTTCTTCTTGCTGTGTTCTATCTGCAACTTTGTTTTCTTCTTCAGTTTGTTGTTTTTGATATTTACCCTCAAAGCATTTACGTACATAATTAGTAAAATGGAGAAGTGTAAATGAGCTCTTAGGCCACACACCTTGTATCTTATAATCAGCAAAAATATCTATAACTTTAAAAAATATGTCTTCACCGTATGTATTTATAATACTCTTAATATTATGTATCCTACGCTCTTTTATATTATCTATATGCAATCCATGATAGTTATTCTTTATTCTACTGTCTTTAGATGTTGTTAATATTTTTGTATAAAAGTTATATACTGTATTAGAACGCTTAGTATCCTTAAAATATTCTATACAAAATTTCTTAAAACCGTTTTTATAATTATACTCCATTGCATTCTTTTGTTCTATTTCTAAGGCAGTTTTCACATATGGAATATTGTAATGAGATATCAAGCCTTTTTTTATATCTTCTTCAATTTTTTTTCTAACAGTTAGCAGAATATCAGAAGTATATTCATTACAAATAGATTTAGCAAACTTACATAATTGTGTATAGTCATTTACTTGTACATTATAAATAAAATTAAAAAAACTTATGGCATCTTTTTTCTTTTTAAATTTAGATACACACAACTGTTGTAGCTGTTCTGTTTGTTGAATTAATCCGTCCGGACGGATTAATTCCAAGTTTTCTTTTTTATTAAAAGCTGTATATATATCTTTATTTCCAGTTTCCCTAACCGGGATAAATTTTAGAAAGGGATTTTCCCTTTCTATTATTTTTTTTGTAGTTTCTGTAGTAGTTTCTGTAGTAGTTTCTGTATTAATAGAACCTGCGGAAATTTCGGGTACGTCCCTTAAATTTTTAAGGGAACCACCCCGTAAAAATTTTAAGAAGGTTTCTGAAAAGTTTTCTATTTTTATGCGATAATGTAGGGTTGGATTGCCATGTACCTTTTTAACTTTTGTTTCTAAAAACCCTTGTTTTTTGAATTTTTTTGTGATATTTCTGATTTGATACTCAGATAATCGTAGTTCTTCTTGCCATTCTTTGTAGGTTTTGTATACCCATCCTTGATTATTACTGCGTGAAGTCCAATAGAGTAACTGGCTTAAAAATAAGGCTGCTTCTAAATTACCAGTGAAATCAATGAACAATACTGGTATGGTGAGTATATTTTTTTGACCAGTTAACCTTGCTATAGCATCAAAAAATTCTTGTTGGTAGTTCATTTTGCACCTCTTTTTTATTTTATAGTGTTCGTTTGTATTGATATATTGTGTTATTGGTATCACCTATTCTGATTATAGTTTCATCGAGGTGATTGCTATCACAACATTTACCAGTATCTATGTAACTAGCTATACATGGTTTATGTTGATTATTTACAGTTATTGATTGTCTATATGGTCTATGTGTATGTCCTAGTGCTATTATGTTTAAATTCATTTTTTTTATTAATTTTTCCGCATATTTTATATATGGTAATCTGGAGGTATTCGCTGTTATATTTAGATCTAGTAATTTTGCTATTTTTATATCGATGTCGTTATAAATGCAACGTTCTATCCAGCCTGTTATCCAAGTTATAAATTTTCCAAATATACTCCACCTATTATTGAATATATCTGGTTTGTGTCCATGTTCTATCCATATTAATCCATTTGGTGAATTGTATGAGTAATGAGATTTTATAAGGGGGATAATTTGTTTCTGATATAATATCCAATCGTGATTGCCTATAATGTATTCTATTTTTGATGCTTTAATAGAATTTATTATATAGTTTGTTATTAATGGTCTGGCTTCTCTGATATTATCAAAAGTTTTTAGGTCATTATTCCATGATTTTCCTTGCCATAGTTCAAAAACGTCACCATTAAATATTACTATGTCATATTTTTTTATAGATGCATTTATATATTCTATAAATAATTTTTCATCTATCTTAAAATCATCATTATTTTCTTTGGTTCCTATATGGAAATCACTGTAAATAGCAAGAGTAGTTGTGGTCATTATTTATGATTCCTCTTTTATAAAAAATTTTGATAGATTGATAGTATGAGTTTTTTTAGATTTTTTGTCAAAGTATTTTTTAATTTTTAAATAATTTTTATTATTTTTTATTGTAGTTGACAAGTTTATTTTTTTTATTTTGAAGTAATTAATTCTTGTTTATTAAATTGTTAATAGAAAATGTATATAATTATTCAGTCTGACATATATGCCGCATTAAAACATCTTGAAAACAATTCCATTGATGTAGCTGTTACTTCACCGCCATACTGGGCGCAAAGAAATTATGGTTTCGATAAACAAATAGGAAGTGAAGCTACATATATGGAATTTGTGTCCCGTCTTACTTTTTTATTTGATATATTAAAAGAAAAATTATCAGATAAAGGTGTGTTTTTTCTAAATATAGGTGATAAGTATCTCAATAAATACGGAAAAACACCTTTGGGTTTGATACCATACAAATTAGCATATTTTATGCAACAAAACGGTTGGATAATTAACGATACAATCATTTGGCACAAACCCAATCATATGCCTTCCAGTGTTAAAAATAGATTTGTCAATTCTTATGAACCCGTTTTTGCTCTGTCAAAAAATAAAGAAAATTTTTTTACCGATTATATTAAGGAAAATCCGAATTATTCAAATGTAATCGATGTAAACCTTCAACCTACGCCTTATAAACACGTAGCGGTATATCCCGAAAAATTAGTATATAAACTACTTGATTTCATAAAAATAGATAAAGACTATACCGTGCTTGACCCTTTTGCCGGCAGCGGAACAACTTTGAAAGTATTAAACGACAAAAACAGTTCGATGTTTAGTGAATATAAGGCAAAAGGCATTATGATAGAATTTAATGGTGAATATATTAACATTATTAAAGACAGAACAAAACTTAATAATATTGATATAATAAAACTTAATTATATTGATTATAAATATCCTATTTTGACCGAACCAGTTTTTGAAAAATCAACTTGTTCGAGAAATGCACAAGTTCAAATTGAATTAAATACAGTAAATATTTTTGAAAATAGTGATGATTTTTACAAAGCATTAAACACAATTACCAATAAAGAATTTATCAAACAATTTCAAAAAGACAAAATATTATTTATTGGTTTAAAAAATTATACCATTGATGATATATACAATATTTCATTGATAGAAAACTGGATAATACGAAATAAATTAGTTGTAAGAAAAAATAAATGGTATCCCGTTTTTATGCTCGTTCACGACAATAAAACACATAAATATAATTTTAACTATAAATCATTGTCTCTTAATCATAAATCTCTAGAAGAAATCAATTATCGTAATATAAATTTCATCGGCTATAAGGTTGAAAATAATATCCAAAAGAAAAAGATTAAAGGCGTTGTAATCGAAATTATTGAAAGGCATAACAACGGTTTACCAAAATATGTAAAAGTTTTATGGGATAATAACGCGCTAACTAGAGAATATGTTATAAATGATATTGAAGAAATCAATAATAACATAGAATTATTTCAATTTAAAGGATATGTTTCAGTAAAAGAATTAACAGAATTTGTTGAAATTGATAATATTATAGGAGAAAATATAAGTAACAATCAAGTTGTTGAAAAAAATGCAACAACTAAAAATTACAATGGCAAATTTAATAATGTTGAACGAAAAAATTGGGGAGCATCGCCAGGAGCAAGAAGTTCTGTTGAAGAAGAATTTTTTGCAGTTCAGCGTTTGTATAATGTTAATCAAAATATAATTGCTGATTACTTAAATTATATAAGAACAAAAAATAATCTAACAAAAAAAGCATTTACTGAATTATTCCCAAAAGAATACAAACATACTGTCGGACATTGGTTACGTAAAGATTTTGGCGGTTCAATACCTGTAAAAGAAGATTGGGATTTACTGGAAAAACATTTTGACATTGACATTAATATAAAAAAATATGCTTGTAAAAGCGGACTAAAATTACAAACGGTATCAAAAACAAAATATAAAATTCCTGATGATGTTATTGATGAAAAATTAATTGAGAAATTAAAGAATTTAAATAAGAATGGCACATCTTATTAATAGCAATCACCTTCCTTGAAAATGTGTAATTTGATCTTATGTTTATTTAATAGGGTTATCAAATGGTTTATTTTCTTGTTATAATGAAGAGAATCATTTTTAATTAATTAAGAAAACGAGGGTTTGGAGTATGCCTAAAGTTACTAAGATAAATTCGAGAAAGGGTGTGGTAGAGTTTACTAGGGAGGAACTTATTGATTTAGATTTAACTAGATGGATTAAATCAGATTCGAAAGGTATTATAAAGAGAGATTTTATTTCTATACATCCTATTGAAAAAGCCGCTGCACGGTTTTATGTGGATAAATATCCATCAGAGCAGGTTAAATTGGCTGAAAAATGTTTTTTAAATATTGATGGTAGTTTATCTGTTGTATTGCGTGTGTCTGCTGAAGTATCAGAAGATTATTATAAGCATCATCCTACAAAATTAACATTTTTAGGAGATGTGAGGGCTAAAGAGGAGGTTATTCCTAAGATTACATATACAGAATATGCGGAAGAGAATATAGAAAAAACTGCGCATGGTTTGCAATTACCTATTGATTTTTTGGAAGAAAATATAGATGGGTTGACAGATGTTGAAAAGTATCAAATTTATACAGAATTAGGTAAAAAAACGGCTAATATTTTTCTGCAGGATATAGGTAGAGTTTTGAGTGATGCAGAAAATGATTTCAAAGAGGATAATATACCGGATATATTGATGGAGGAATCTGGATATCATAAAGATATAGATTTTGTAGACGAATATTAATATTTTTTAAATATAGTGGAATATTAAGAAATGCTTCGAATAAATTCTCATGTATTCAGTATACCTATTGATTTATGTAAAATACATAAATCATTTTTTGATATTATACATAAATATGTAGATTCTTATTCTATTACTGTTGCGGATAGACGTGCATATGTTATATGTAGACATAGTTCTTTTTTAGATTTGGATTCTTTTTATGAGAAGATTGGTGGTTATCTTGATACATTGGAAGATGGTGAGCATGATGTATTAGCTCCTTCTGGTGATGTAGTGAAAGTAGAAAAGAAACCGACGAATGAGGGTACAGTGGTATATGTTGTAAAGAAAGATGGTGATATTACTGCGTATTCGGAAGATAGTACAGATCCTACTTTTCTTGATTTAAAGAATAATGGTATGGAGATCTCGTGATATTTTTTATATGTGTGATGGGGTAGATAAGATGTCTAACGAATTATATAATTTGATAGAAACAACTTCTTCTGAGTATGAATTAGATACTATTATGCAAGTTCTTGAAGAAGATCTTATAATTAATATTATTGCTGAAGAACTTTATAAATCTAGTGTTAATGTTTCTGATAGGGAATTATATGGTATCATAGATAGTGCTTTACATTTTTATCGGGAAGGTACGGATTTATATAGGATTAAAATGGCAGATACTCAACATATTCCTAGGCAGACTCCTTTTTATGTGATAGATTGGTTGCATTATTGGTTTGGTAATTTGGATGACAAAAGTGATATTAAACAAGCAGGTATCTTTTTTATACGAGGAGATGCTTATATTGAAGGTCTGGGGAATTATGTAGATAATTTTACTAGAAATCAAGAAAGTAGATTAATGCAATTAAAAGAGGAGAGTGAGGATTTTTTAAGCAAATTAGAGGAATTTAAAGAGGCAAATAGATCTGAAGAATTGCAAGAGTTTATTAATACAGTTGCACAGCGTTATGTTCTGGTGAAGGATGAAACAACTGGTGATGCTAGGTTTATAAAAAAGCATGATGCATATGGATTGAATGTAGATGAGGCGGATGAGATTGCTTTGTATTCTACTTTAAATAGAGATGTAATAGCTGAGTTTGATAAACTTACTAAGGAGAGTAGTAGAAAGCAAGTTAAATTGGCTATAGAGGTGATATGGGGAGAAATCCATAAGATGTTGGAACAATTATATATGGATGCTCCTTATGATACTAGTCAATTATCTAGTGTTGCACGAGATAAAAAGAGTAAATCTGTTAAGGAAGTTATTGAGGGTTTAGATGCACTCAAGAGAAGATGTGAGGAGGCTTATAAAGATCATAAAGAAAAATTAAGTGATGTACAAAATTATATTAAATCACATGGTGGTAGTATAGATGCATTAAAGATGAAAGAAAATAATCTTAAAAAAAATCTTAATGGGTTAAGAATAGTAAAGAGGCAGTGGGAAGATGAGTTATACGCATTACAAGATTATAAAGGTAGAATAGATAAAGTTTTAAGTGATGAATCTTATGCAACTAATTATGATCTTTATAGGGAATTCAATGTAGATGTAGGTAAGCCTGAGGAATTGAAAGAAAAATTACAAGCTGCACAAATGCGGTATGAAGCTTCTATTAAAGAAGCGCAAGGAATGTTAGAACAAGCAGGCGCAGAGATAAAAAGGATTGAAGTTAGCAAAAAAAGTATTGAAAATAGTATACTTTATATAGCTGAATATGAGCAGCTTGAAAAACGAATTAAATACGATGTTAATTTTTTTAATAGAAAATATAAATCATATGAAAGAAGATTTAATAGTGTATATAATAGATTAAGCGTATTTTTAAATGCTTATGCTATACTTACTTCTGGTGATTATACGTTGGATGATGATGAGACATTGCAGAAACGTTTGTTTGATGCTAAACAAATATTAGGAATGGAGAAGGAATCTGCTGCTAGATCGTATGAAGGACCTATTTCTTCGGAATATCTTAAGAGAAAATTGTCTTTAGATATTCCAGAGACAGTAGAAAAAGAAAAAGAGAAATTTATTTCTATTGAGGAATTATCTGATGAGGATAGAAAGGCATTAAAACAGACTATTATACAGGGTTTGGAACAATATAAGGAAGAGCGTAAGAATCTTATTAAATTTTATGAGGATATTCTTAAAATTTTACAAGGACAGTTGGGAACTTTGTCGAATAAATATGAAGAGGCTAAAAAGAATATACAAGAGGCTATAAGCGAATTAAGAAAATTAGGTATGGAATTACCAGAGTATGCTTTAAATAAGGAGCGAGATACAGAAAAATCAGAAAAGACTGAAAAAGATAAGAGTTTGGAGGAATTGGAGGAAGCTAGATTAAAAAGTTATGAAGTTTTAAATAATCTTAGTAAAAATATAACTAAGGATATAGAATTTGTAAAGAATGTGCATGATAGTATTGAAAAACTCGGAGAAGGTTCAGGTGAGAAATATAAAGATTTTATTTCGTTTTTGAAGAGTAGTTATAAAGGTGTACTAAGTAAAGGAAATCAAGAAAGCTTTTTATATGAATTATCGAATGTTGTTCAATTATTATTGAGGCATATTACGTTTTTTAGTCCTTCTGGACATAATAAGAAATATTTAGAATATTTGGTAGAGAATTCTAAATTGAGTCCTGATGATATAGGTTTAACTATACATACTATGAATAATCTTGTGGATGAGCTTTTAAAGTTTGGATCGGATATATTCAATACTGAAGGAGTTTTGATTGATATAGATGGAGTCAAGGATCAGTTGAAGATGTTTTATGAAAATGTTAAAGAATCGTATGCAGAGGGTATGACATTTGGTGTAAAATTAGATACAATAAAAAACACAATTAAGTCTTTGGAAAAGCTTGAAGGCTATCTTAAAAAATATGATATAAGAACTTTGGAGAATAAAAAGAAGTCGATTGAGTATGTAAAGAGAGCTATAGATCATATTATAGAAAGTTCTTTTATTGATATACGGAAGCTAGTTAAGTTGTTAGGTACTACTAAAAGGAAATTTAAACATGATGATAGGACAGGGTTATTGGATAGGGCTGAATATATAGGAGCTGTGGGTGGTGTTTTAAGGAATGTTCCATCTTTACGTTGGGTTTTGGATACACCGGAGATGACTGAATTAAGAGAATTATTATATGTAGCTATATCGGTGAATGATACTACTATTAAGAATGCTGCGCAGAGTCTTGTTATAGATCCATTAAAAACATTGAATAGTACTATGAATCAGACTTTACAGAGATTGCGAGATACTGGAAAGGTTTTTAATGAGAAATTTTTTGGAACATCTACAGATAATGTAGATGAAAAAGGACAAATACCATCTGTATATAGACATACTATAAAGAATATAATGTTTCCACAGAGGAAAAGATTATCTGTATTAAGAAGCTCCGTTTTTGAAGAAGATCCTTCTGTATTGATAAGTAGGACAGCTTCTGGAGATATAAAAAGTATGAATTGGTATTCTATGATACAAGCATGGAAAGGAGAAGTTTTACAATGTTTACGTAGTATTAATAGATCTTTACATAATGCTGATGGAATGTATGCTGCTAAATTGTCAGAATTTTCACCTGCTATTATGGCTAAGGAAAGCCCTAATCGACTACAAGATATGTATAACGATATTAGTATTCGTGAGAGTAAAGGTGAATTTGATGAATTTGATAAGATGTATGCGGATTTTTATAGTGATGAGTTAATGCGTATAATGAATCGAATAAATACTGGTAGGGGTTTAGATAGACTAGATTCCGATGTGATTAAAGATGTAAATGCTGTTTATGACGAATCTTTAGATCGGACTAAGGAAAAACAAATAGAAACTTTAAAGGGATATTTAGGTAATAAGATAAATTATATACAAGGTAAGATTAATATAGATAAGAGGAATAAAAAGAAACTTACTAAAGAAATATTTTTAGATCCTAAAAATTGGATTAAGATAAAAAAGAAGTATAAAATAGAGGGTGTTTCTGCTACGGGTAAGGTTGATCCACAATTTGTTTCGAAGATTAAGGAAAATGATCCTAAGTTATATAATCAATATGTACATAATTTTGAAGAAAAATATAATTATAAGTTTCTTACAGAAGAGGATAGAAAAAATTTATTGAAAGCTAGGGATTTATTATGGGAATATTTCTTTAAAATGAAATTCTTACCTAAGAAAGATATAGAAGATAGAGATATAAGGGAGGCCGAATATTTATTAAAAATTGTACAACAACCTAATATAGAGGAGATGTGGCGAAGTTATATTGCTACTGCTGTATCTACATATTCTGATGCTACTGATGTTCTAACAGGGGATTTTGATAGTTCTGTTTTAGATGTTGAGGATATAGAGAAGATAAATGCATTGAATATTTTGAAGGGTTTACAACAACATAAAGACGATACTGAAACTAGTGGATCAAATAAACTTATTGATATTGAAAGAAGAATAGAAGTATATCGGAAACAGATAAGAGATAAGCTGAAAAATTATTTTAAGGATCTTAATGGTATTCGTGATAAACTAGAAAAAACAAAACGATTAAATAAAATGTTGACACCTGAGCAAGAATATGAATTAGATCAATGTGATAAATATATTAAAGTTATGAAGTTATTGGAAGAACGTTATATAGCAGCAAGAATATTGGATATATTACGTAATCCTAGTGATTCTCTTGTGTTAGATAGGGAATTATCTGTAGTGGATTTAGTAGAGGAATTTGAAGTTTTTTATACAAAAACAAAAGCAATGTTACATATATTGTTGAAAGATAAATTTGGGAAGTAGGTGATTTATGTCAGAAAAGGATGAGATGTTTGGGAACTTTAATAACATGATTCCCAGATCAATTTTTGTTGAGGCTGATCCTGAATTTTTGGATAGAAAAGCTGCTACTTTTACAGGATTAGCAGGTACATCATTTAATGCTGCATTTTTTCCTCAATACGGTGGGAATTCTTTAAATATATATAGGAATCCTGCTAGACGTTTTTATGATCCTGAAATAACAACTACTGCTATTTTTTTGCCTAGAAATATTAGGCAAAAAAATAGATGGTGTAGATGGTTTCATGATCATGATGAAATGATAGGAGCCGTTTTAGAGTTGCATGCCGAATTACCGCATTCTCGTGCTGAGATTATTGTAGATGATCCTTTAATTAAACGACATGTAGAGGAATGTTTTGAAAGAACTAGATTTTATTCTATGTTACCCTTAATTGATCTGGAATTTATGAAAATAGGGGAAGTTTTTATATATAATCATTGGGATAGTTCTAAAGGCATGTGGAGTCATATTATTATCCATAATCCAGATTTTGTAGAAGTTACGGCTAGTCCCTTTGCTGATACTGAATGTGTTATTGAAATTAAGCCAGATGAAGAATTAAAATCTATTGTGCATTCGACTAGACCAGAAGATCAACGTTTAAAACGTAAATTACCAAAAGAGATTATCAGACGTGTTTTAACTGGTAAGAATATCGTTTTAGATTCAGACGAAGTCACACATATTGCACGTAGATCGAATCCTTATGATATACGAGGTACTTCTATTCTTAATAGAATATTCCGTTGTTATGTTCCTGGGACAAAAGTTCGATGTGGGGATGGTACTGTTAAGGCTATTGAAGATGTTAAAATAAACGATTCTGTTTATTCTATTCGTGGTAATTTACGTAAGGTAGTTGATACTGTTTTTTATGATGTGGATACATCTTTGGTATCTATTAAACCTTATGAATTTGAGGGTACTCTTTGTTCTACATTTGGACATAAATATAAAATAGGTAGAAATAGTTCAATTATTACACTTGAGGCGGAAAAAATTAATGAAGGGGATTATTTATTAATTCCCATAGATAAAAAGGTCAGGTCTGCTACTATAAAAAATAATGAGACTGCGAGATTTTTGGGTTATATTGTTGGTTTATTGAATGAAGGTTTATTTGAATATGTTAATAAACAAATACGTATGATTTTGAAAATGGATCAATGTGGTAAAGATGATTTTTTATATATCTTGCAAGAGGAATTTCCAGATATTGAGTATGATTTAAATGTCTATGAATATACATATGAACTCTTAATAAGGGATTCATTTCATACTTCTTTTATTATTGGTTTTTTATATGAATATATATCTTCTTTACAAAAAGATTTTGTAAAGTTATTAACTGATTTTTTATCATTTTCTACAGATATTCAAATGTCTTTTTTAGATGGTTTTTTGTCTGTTGTAGTTGGTAAATCTTATAATAATGATGTAACCATACCTTTATTTTCTACGGATTTGGCGTATCAAATACAATGGTTATTATTTCGCAATAGAATTTTTTCTAAGATTATTACTGAGTTCGATGATTCATTATTGTATATTTCAAGTAATTTTGTAAATTATTTGATGGACGAATGTGTTATATTTACTATTATTAATAAGATTGATTATTCTTTTTATACATCTTTATTGCAATATTATAGATATATTGAGTATAATGATTTTATTCAGCTTTTGAAGAATTATATTGATATTACAGATAAACGATCGGATAATTCTAGATATATAGATGATGACTTTTTTTATGTCAAAATTGAATCTATTGATATTGCTGAATATCAAGGCAGGGTTTATGATCTTACTGTTGATGTAGATCATTGGTGGTTATGTGGGGGTAATTTTGTTACTTCAAATACGTTAATGTATGAGGATAAGTTACGAGAGGCACAATTAACTATTGCGGATAATTTTATATATCCTTTGAAGCTTTTTAAACTAGGAGATCCTCAGAAAGGATGGATTCCTGACGAGACACATCAGAGGGCAATAGCTCAGATGTTGGAACATGCTAATATGGATCCTAATTTTTCGTTGATTTATCATTATGGTTTACAGGTAGAATATATTACGGTTGCGGATAAAGTTATGCGTTTGGAGAAAGAATGGGATGAGATTAATAAGAGAAAGATGGTGGCTCTGGGGGTAAGTCAGGAATTTATGGAGGGTAAAACTACATATGCATCTGCAAATGTGGCATTACAAACACAATTAGCACGTTATAAAGCTAAGAGGGATTTATTTGAAATACAATGGATTCAAAATAAATTTTTACGAATAATGGCTGAACGTAATGGATGGTATAAACGAGATGCTAGAGAAATATTAGGATCGAACGGGCCTTATTTGAGATTTAATAAAACAGGTGAGGAGCGTAGACGTAGATTGATTATACCTAAAATGTTATGGCATAAGAAATTAATGTTACGTGATGATCAACAGTATCTTACATTTTTGAATAATGTATATGCTCAGGGTAAGGGTCCTATTTCTGCTATTACATTGTTATTGTCAATGGGTTTGAATTTCGAGGAAGAATTGTATAATAAAGATAGACAGAAAGAATTGGAGCAGATGATTGGTGTAAGACTACAACCCACATCTCCTGCTGGACCTCCTGGTGGATTGCCTGGTTTGGGTCCTTTGGCTAGATTAAAAGATAGATTTAAAAAGGGAAAAAAGAATTTTAATGAGACGAAAGAAAAAATAGTGAATGAAGATTTATCAGAATCTTTGAAAAATACCGCGTCTTCTTCAAAGGAGTTTATAAAACATGGTCAATTTGCTCCTACTATTTCACGAAGTGAGCATATATATAGCGCAGAAGAAAAGTATGTGAAAGATTTATTAAAAGATGCTTTACCTGCTTCGTATTTAAAATGGAAAACAGCGATTAGATCTCCTAAACTTTCTATGGAGGTTATACATTTATTTGATGCGTTTAGTTCTAAATTGGATATGTTTTGTAAAAAATATTCAAATATATGGGAAGGTCTTCGAGAAAATAAGGATGCTGTTTTGGGGATTTTTACTGATTTATATTTACAAGGGAAATTAACTTCTTATAGTAAGACAGGTTTTCTGCCTCTTAATAATGATTATTATGCACGGGATAATAATTTACGTGATTATTCTGATATTGTGTTATCCAATGAATTTGAATCGTGGTTGGATAATATTGAGAAAGCGGCTATTGATGATGATATCAGAGATTATTTATGCAGTGCTATTAGCAGTTGTTTTTATTATGGGCAACTAAAGGGTTTTCAGGAGCAAGGTGTTTATAATATAAGATTATCTAATTCTTTAGTATTGGATGGGGTACATTATAATGTAAACGATTTACTAAAAAAGGGACAAAGTTTATCTTCTATTATTTCTCCAGAAGGAGAAATTGTATTAATGGTACCATGTATTGAGGGATATGATGGTGAGGAATTTGGTAATTTTGTAGATAAAGCTGTGCATAGGTATAAGAATGGGATTATAGATAATATTGAAATAATAGATTGTCCTGTTGAGTATTATCCGTTTGTTGAGACTTTTATAAGTAAATTAGGTAAATACTTAAAAAGATCCTATAATAATGTAATTTTTATTAAGGATGTTGTGTACAATGATCGGTGGCAAATGGAGCGAAAAAAGGCATATGAGGAACAGAATCCAGATATGAAGGATTCGTTGAAACATCAGTGGGTTACAGCTAGTTTAAATTATGAGATTACAGCTAAGTGTGGAAAGATTCCTGTATATAGAGATGATAAGGTTTTATATGTGAGTAATTGGATAGGAATGGAAGATAATTTGATAACAGATGCATTGATTAAATATATTCCTTTTGAAGATGAAAGTCTACGTAAAACTATCTTGAAGAATTTTAAAAGAATATCTTATGATTTAACAGAAGATGAAATTAATACTTATAAAATTTTTGGATATATTGAGCCATTATTTGGTTCTACTGAAGAGATTGATGGATGGGTCGTGTCGTCTAATTTGAATTGTGATGAGATTGATAATATTAAGTTGTCTTCTGGTAAAGTTTGGGATAAATATGGTAAGTGTATTGATACTTCTGTGAGTAATGCAATGCAGTTATTTAGGGATAATTTATATATGTGGTTGGAATATCCACATAAATTAAGTAAAGATTTAAGGGAAATGTTTGAGTTGTTGTAATTTTGTGAGGTATATTATGAAAGAAGACTTATATGAAAATGTTGATGTTAATGGAATTATGGTAGATTTATCTATGAAGTATGGGATGGATTTTGATAATCTTTCTAGAGATAAAGAGGCTATTGCTATAACAATAGGTATTGGATCTATTTTGGCTGGATTGTTGATGAGTCCTATTACATGGGGTGTTGCTGGTGTTGCTTTAGTGAGTTATTTAGCAAGTGATCCAGACTTAAGAGAATATGTTGAACGTTGGGTTGATTTAGTCATGAAGAATGCAGATCCTTCTGTTTTTAAATATGATAAAAGTCAATATGTTAATATGGTTATGACAGCGATAGCAAAAGGTGCGAATAAAATGGCTTTGTTATATAGGCAGAAACAGGAAGGTGTTCAGCAGCAAGAAGTAGCTTCTGCAGGGAAACAATCAGAAACTGGTGGGACAAAAAATATTCAACAAAAGGCGGTTTCTACAAAGAAGCAACCAGTAACTAATAAAGCGCAGCCGAATACAGGTTTGATTTAGATAAAATGATAAGATTCAATTAATATACTGGATATAGAATAGGTAGGTTATTATGAATGATATGTATTTAACAGATTTATTTGGTGGTGTTCTTCAGCATGTAGATGAAAATACATCGTTTGCGGAGGAGTTTTTATTGCGGGTAGCTCAGGAGGAAGGAGAAGAGGTAGAGGAAAAGGGCTATCTTGGTAGAATGGGTAGTTGGTTATATGAAGCTGGACAGAATACAGTGTGGGCTTTTAAGGATTTATTTGGAGTTAATTTGAGAGAGTTAGAGGAAAGAATTGCAGAATTATTGATTCGGAAAGGGGTTTTACAGGAGCGTTTACGTGATGAGTTTATAGGGTATCTTCATAATTTAGTATATACAGGCTTTGATGCGATGGGGCAAGAGATTGCAGAGTATGAAAAACAAGTGGCTCAAGGAAAATCTAAACAAGAGGCTATGCAGAATGTTCAGCAGAAAGAGCAGCAAACTGCACAACAGGCGACTAAGGTTATGCAAACTGTACAAAAACAACAGGATACACAAGTATCTTCTGGAGGTAAGGATGATGTTCAGAAAAATCAATTAGATTCAATATATGGGGATGGGCAAAAAGCTTTAACAATTTTAAAGCAGCAAGGATATCCTGAAAAAACAATACATTGGCATGAAGTTAGGTTAAATCGTGCTTATATGAGTAATAATATTGAGGAGCTTAAACGCGTTGTTGATAATATCGGAACTGTTGCGAGTAATCCATATAGTCCACAGGCTGCGGAAGAGGTAAAAAAGTTACAACAGCAACCTGTAGAACAATATGATGTTAATGAGGCAGAGAATCCAATAAATGTTTATAGTTCTGAAAATATGTATAATTCTATAAATAAATATGCATATTTATTACCTGCAACAATAGGTTATGTTGCTGAATTTGAGGATGGAAGTAATCAGGATAATGTTGTTTTATTGCATAAGGCTATTCAGTATGTTGATAATATTTATAGATATGGTGGCACATTTTCATCAATTGGTAGTAAACTTAAAGAGTTTATAGGAAATTTAAGCCCAGAGGTTAAAGAGAAGGCTGTTAATGATAGTAAAGTTTTTCTAGAAGGTACAGGAAAAGCATTGTTAGAGCGTTATTTAATATCTAAGGGAATTCCACCAGGTGTAGGTAGTAAAATTGTTGATGTTTTGATGGATTTACTTCCTTCATCAATTAGTGGATCTTCTGATAAGTCTGTTGATATGGCGATAGTAGAAGATGGTTCATGGAATACTGATAAGTTTTCAGGTGTATATGATAAGGTTAATTCTCATACTTTCTTTTTGCAAAGAGAAGGATCTTATTATAAGGATTTGGAGAATATTTTATATAGATATGCGGTGGATAAACAGATTGACAATGTGGAATCTGTTGATATTGTATTAACAAAAGATGGGGGTAGTACTTTATTTAGGCGTAAAGAGGCATTTTTGGGTAAAATGTTGGTTAGTGCTCTTGGTAATTATTTTACAGGGGCTGGTGGTTGGACAGCTATATTACAGGGTCTTGCGTCTGGTTATACAGAATCGTGGCTGGGAACATTTTTGGGAATAGGTGGTAGAATGTTAGGTGGGAAAGAATATGGTGATACAGCTAGTGTAGTAGGACAGCTTGTGGGAATATTGGGTACTAAACTTCTTGATAAATATTTTAGTGGAGATAAAGAACAGATAATACAGGCTGTTGAGAAAAGTAAGGAAATAACAGCTAGTTGGAGTAATGTAGAACAAGCAATCAAGCAAGCGATAAAGAATATGGGATTTCCTGAAGTTGTTGCAACTGCTTTTACACTTAAAGTTTCTGAATATGCACATAAACAATTGGCTGGTGGAGGATCTATATCGCAAGTTACTTTAGATGCAGATAAGAGTAAAGAAGATGATAGTAGTGTAGCAGAACAATCTACTTCAGATACTACATCTACTACTGTAGGTGCTAGATTTAATGAATCGATAGATAAATATGCTAATTTTTTTAATTTGGATTGGTAGGCATTTGTTTTGGATCGAATAGCTAATCAAGATACTCGATGGAATAATTATTGTAATAAGATTTTAAATCGTATCCGCCGAGAAAACTTTGAAGATTTTCCTACTGAAGAGGAAATAAATAAATTAGTAAGATATACTGAAAAGGCGTTTGATAATACACCTTTTATGCAACATGCAATGGATAAGGTATTTTCTATTCGTAGGGAATGGAAACGTAAGGATAATAGGCGAAGGAGGAAGGAGCTTTTGGAAAGGGATATAGATAATGATAGAGAATTTGAAGTAACTATAGATTCTATGGAGTTAGATGATAGGATTTCAAAGAGGATTAAGGATATTGTAAGTAAGATAGCTGTGGATAATAATATTAAGGTAGCTGATGAAGTTATTATACGAATGTCGAGAGAAGGCAGTCTTATACAATTTCGTGGTACAGAGTAATGTTTGATTATAGTAGAATTATACAGAGATATATACGGTTTATTTATGCTGGCAGGTTCGATAGATTTTCTTATATAAAGTATATACAGGGACATAAGAATTCACAAAATGAAAGTGCACCATGGTGTATTGTTTCAGAAGATGGTAGTCGTATTCTTTCTTCACATGAGACAAAACAGGAAGCTAAGAGTCATCTTAAAGATATAGAAATACATAAAAAGATAAATAAATATGCTTTTTTTTCGGAGGATAGACGAAAGGAAATTATAGTATGGATATGGCAGCACGGTAATAAAGGGAAGGATGAAATTAAAGATATAATTATGAAAAGGTTTAATATTTCCGATCAAGAGTCAGAGCGATTGTTTTATGAGGCATATCCAGATGGAATAAATGATCAGGAAGAAGAAATATTAAATTATCTTAATACTGTTTTAAGTCGTACTGTTAATTTACAACCTAGATTATTAATTAAATTATTAGATGGTTTTAGTGGTTATACTCCCGAAGATTTGTCCTTAAAATCTATAATTAATCCTGCCGTATATAATCAAACTAGAATAGTAATAAATTCATTGTTACAAAATCGGAAATTATAAAAAGCAATTCGACCATTGCTCTTTGTTTTTTATCCTTAATTTTTCTTTAATTTTGATCATATTTTATAAAGTAGGTAAAATCATTTTTAAAATATAATGGTCATATTTTTATGAATGAAGAAAGTGATTTAATTAATGATATCATGGAATATTTTGGGGTTTATTATGAGTCAATGGGTAAATCTGATATTCTAGATTGGGGAAATGAATTACCCTCTGAAGCGGCTGAATTCGCTTTGCAAAAAATATATCCTGTATGGGCAAATTTATTAAGATCATTATATACATATAAGCAAGTACCTAATCCAAATGCAGATGTTGATGAATCTGAAGATTTCTGGGAGAGGAGTGGAGATAAAGTTCTTAGTAGAAGTTATTATGCAAAGATAGATGAGGGTGGTTTTACTGATATGTGTGTTAATGTTAGTGAAGCTTTTGGTATACATTACGGAGCTGCTGTTTATATAGTGGATACTTGTTTTCCACAATTAGTGCAATATGTAAAAACTTATATTGCTGGTGGAAAGGAATTAAAACAATTGGATTTGAAGCAATTAGCAACTGCTTTTGGTATTGATATATCTAAAATAGATCCCGATACTCTTCAAGGTATTCAGAATTATATACAGGGTAATCAAGGATTATTGCGTACTATACTTCAAAATCCAGGAATATTAAAACAGCTTTTAGGTAAATATTTTTAGAAAATAGGTAATTATTATGGATAGACAAATTAATGAGGTTGTAGGCAAGGTTACAGATAAACCTATACAATTTACAGAGATCGATCATAAATCTAGAGATATTATAGCATCTATAATAGATAATAGACATGAGGAATTATGGCTAGCACCTACAGTTGAAGGTTTTATTTATGGTACTACTCGTGCATTAGATTTTGGTGATTATCATGGTACTCTTGGTAAGAAGTTCGGTAATGGGTTGAGTTCTTGGGAATGGGCGGTTAATAAAAATTCAGATTTATTTAACTATGATGAATTAATGGAAAAGTATAGTGGGATTGCGGGTATTGATATTCCTAGATATTTAAGTTTTCGAGCTGCCGCAATGCACGTTAATCATAATAGTCATGATCCTAATTTAGCTATTGGTATAGTTTTAGATGCTGAGCCTGTTATTGATAAATATGACGATACTCATCTTGTTATTCTTTTTGCTATTGATAAAATGAAAGCTCCAGGTGTTGCTAGGACATTACAGACTTATCCTAAAAGGGTATATACATCTATGGGTTGTAGTATTAAAGCATCGGTATGCACTTGTTGTGGTAAGCGTGTGGTTAAAGAAGCTGATTTTTGTAATTGTTTGAAGTATAGTCGAGGTATGCGCAAGAATGGTGTTATAGTAGCTGAATTATTAAAACAACCTGAATTTTATGAACAGTCTATTGTGACTGTACCTGCATGTTCTACTGCTCGTGTGATTGATGCGATATCTGATATAGTGCCTGGTAGAATATTAAAAGTTGCTGCTGCTCAAACACAACAGACTGATCCTGTTTTACGTATTATGGCAAATATATATTATTCTATAAAAACAGCATCAACATTACAAGAAAAAAAAAGATTAGCAAATCAATTAGATATGCTGATTGTTAAGCTAGAGAATCTATTGACATAGGATTTTTTTATGAAAAATGCTAAATGGTTTGCAGTTGCTATATCATCGAAAGTTCCTCCTAATAGTTATGAATTAATTAAGCAATGGATAGAGAGATATCCTGCTTTCGGTATATATAGAGTTGAGCCTGTAAAAGGGACTGAGGGTACTGGGTATCTTCGTTTATTTGTTTATATGGAGGATACAGATAGAACTATAAGTTTTCTGATGAATGGTCCTCAACTAGGTGCAGCTTCTTCTAGAAGACCTTATGGTACTGAAAGTGTATGGAAAGGTGAAGAAATATATGAGATTTCAGAGGAAGAAGTTTTTAGAAATGTTAGGGATGTGCAGGATTATGCAGAAATAGAAAAACTTTTATCAGGAAGAAGATTTTTAACTACATTAAAGCGAAATAGAGTTATAGAGTTTATTAGAAAAAAAGATATTAAAGTAGCTATAATTCAAACAGCTTGTATATTAGGTATTGTTCGTGATTCGGTTACTGGTATTTGGGATCTGGAGATTGAGTTTGGTTGTTTTTCTGGTGTAATTTCTAAAGAAAGATTGACGGAGGTGCTAACTCCTTATTTTGTTTCTTATTCTGGCAAGTTGTCTCGTGGGTTATCTTTAATGGATATACATATGATAAATGCACCTAAAAGAGAGGTGAGGGTATTTTCTTTTTATAATGAAACATCTGGGGATAATTCATATGTAAATGTTGAACAAATGGAAATATATGAGAATGCTTTAACAAATTTGATAGTTGATATGGTTATGGATAAAGGTGACTATGAAGAAAAGAGATGGCAAAAATCGAAGAAGAAAAAAAATGAAAATGAAAATGAAGAGCAACCGGATAATTATCGTTTAGATCATACAAGATATACTATGGGAGCTGTAGAGAATAATGATCAGGAACCACGTTAAGTTAAATTACCTACGGATAGTAATGTAGTTGAACCTATTGGTGAAGAAACTTCTGATGAAGAAAAAAAAGAAGAATTAGAATATCCTATTGTGGTTCATTCTGGTGCTCCTGATATACGTTATATAGATAAAAGTTCTATTGAATTTGTTAGACAACCTCTGGAGATGGGCGAGAAACGATTTCAATATCATATTTCTCCTATGATTCGTTTATATGCTGAGGTAGATATTGATGGAGAAGTAATCACTCGTGCTAGACTATTAGAACTTGAAAATTATCCTGCGGATTTGATAACTGAGGATGGATATGCACAGATTTTTGCATTAATTTCTGAAGAGTTTAGTGCAGATATGGATAATATAGATTATGCTGGTACAGAAACAATGACATGGATATATCCTGAAGAAAGAGAGATAGATAAACGCACTAATTCTTTTTATAAATATAGAATTTGTGATGTAAAAATACCTTAAGATTGAATAGAAGATGGCAGATAGTGATATTTTATATGATAACACACAGCAGACGGGTATAGGTACTGATGTTTTTATACGTAAAAAGGAACCTGGGGCTCGTATAGGTGTTGGGTATATTGTAGAAATTTATGAAAATGGGGCATTAATAGATACTCTAGAATTCACAACGAAGAAACAGATTAGACAATTGATTGATGATTATAAATTGAGATATCATACTAATCGATCATTTCGGAATGAGGAGCAAATACATATTACGTATAAGACAAAAGAAGAACGTGGAGAGGTGAAACCTACTACACGTGTTCCAAGAAGTGTAAGTAGGGAAGAAGAAGAAGAGAAGAAGGAAGAAAAAGCAGAAGAAAAAAAAGAAAGGGAAGAGAAGGAAGAAAAAGAGGAGCGTAAGGAGGAAGCTATGCAAGCTATAGATGATTTTTTATTTAAGAAAGCAGATAGGATTAATATGTTATTATCACGTTTACGTTATCCTTTTTTGCCTATGAAGGATAGAGTAGGTGGTATTGCAGATGGTACTGTTGATATATTACCAACAGTAGCACCTCAACAATCAGAAAATACAACTAATACTGATGTTATGTCGGAAGAAGAAATTGCTACTGAGATGAGTAAGAGAATTGTGGAGTACTTTAAAAATGAAGTTTCTGGCACAGCAGAGGAAGGAAATGCTAATATAGAAAAACAACAGATTCAACCATTGCAACAAGAACAACCTGTTGGTATAGCGAAAGTACAATCAAATAGGATTAAAGTTTCATATGAAGTAGATGATTTATATAATGGAATTAAACATTGGTTAAAGGAAGTGCGAAAGGAATTTAAAAATTATGAGCGTACAAACGATGTTACTATAAATAGAGATAAAGTGACATCTATGGTGGAAGATATAGTACTTTCTGGAGATCCTGCTACAATTAAAGAAAAAACTGGGATTGATGTGGATCAAAAAGTTGCAGACGTTATGAAGGAAGTTATGCAGATGGAAGTAGGTGTTCCTTCTAAGGGAAAAGAAAGTGATGTTGGTGATGTTGAAATGAGTACATTAACTAAATCTTTAGAAAGAACAGCTATGGCTCCTGATGATATGCTGTCTAAAATACTTGGTTTAGTTAATGTTGACCGGAAAGATGATGCAGAGCGTATTATTATTGAGGATTCTGGAAAAAATATTGATTTTATTAATGATAATCTGCCGGAGACATCTAGTGGGGAATTAATACATGAATTTATAGAATCATTAGAAGATGCTTCTAGTTCTGAAAAATCCTCGAAGGAGGAGCCATCAATAGAAGTTTATGTAGTATCTTTTTGGAATCATGTAGATAAGGTTAAAGAGGCGAATACATTAGATAATTTATTTTTGCAATGGAAGCAGGCTCAAGGTATTTCTAATGATACAGCTAGTCGTGTATTTGGTGCAATACTGAATCAAATAAATAGTTATATGTAGGATTGATGGTGTTAGTACGTAAGCTTTCAAAATATGTACATATGGATAATTCTGTTAATATAATGAACGATTCTACTACTATTACATCTGACAATATTATAGTAAATGATTCTACTGTTGCTACAGATATTTATTTAGAAAAATCTGATAAATTGTTGATAGAATATTGTGTTGATCGTAGAAATAGTTTACAGACATGTATTAATATGGTGGAGGATCAGATTCGACTTATTAAAGATAATATAGATACTTTAAAAATGTTGCGGATAGCTAAACGAAATGAATTAAATACTGCTGAAAGAGATGTACAATATTATAAAAATTTATTACAGAAAATATCACAGGAATATAAAGATATTATTTTAAAATTGAACTCTAAATATAAGTTGCAGGATAAATGGAGTTTTGATAGAGAGACTGGAAAGATAATATTGAATGATGTATGAAGATTTTAATTTATGTTTACAGGAAAAAAGATAAATGTATTTCGCAGATTTATTGAGGATACAAGTACAGGTTATTGTACAGAAATTTATCCAGTCGATGTTGATATAATACAAACACATACTTTTATTCTTTCTAAAGATCCAAAATTAGATACATTAGTTATACATTTAAATGGTTTAAAGCAAGTGCGCCACTCTGATTGGGATTATACTATTAATAATCGAATTGTCTCTATTAATTCTAAATGGAAGTTATATATAGGTGATACTTATGTAGCTAGTTATTATGCTTTAAATACCTAAATTCTTTTTTCTAACCCTAAAAGATAAAAACCATCTTTATTATTTATATTGAGAGAATAAGATAATATGAGATATATAATAGAAAAAAATATATTTTTTAATCTCTGGGGGTTTGTATGAGTCGAACATGGATTAGAGGGAATACTCAGATAATGCCATGGTCTGTGACATTAGACAGAACATGGGGTTATGATGGGAATACATCAACTGGTTTTTTAACAACATCTACAGGTGCTGCTAAAGATTGGGATATGACTAATGGTGCGAAAGATGCTACCATTACAGGTTTACGTAATCCTACAGCGGATTCTGATGCAGCTACTAAAGTATATGTTGATAGTGTTGCACAAGGTTTGGATCCAAAGGAATCAGTGAGACTTGCGACTGTAGCAGCATTGCCGTCACATACACAGTCTGGTGCTGGTCAAGGGGCTACTCTTATAGGATCATCTACTGGTCAATTATATATTGATGGAATAGCTGTTAATGTGGATGATAGGATTCTAGTTAAAAACGAGACATCTACTGGGGCTGCGGTTAACGAGAGTTCTGAAAATGGTATATATATTGTTACCAGTACTGGAGCTAGTGGTGGTTGGGTATTAACTAGAGCAGAAGACTGGGATGGTTATACTTTACCAGGTGTTACAGAGCAGTTGTCCGGATCGTATACATGGATAGAGGAAGGTAATACGATTAGTGATACAGCGTGGGTTTGTATCACAGATGAACCGATTACTGTTGATACTACTGGAATCAAATGGACACAGTTTGGAGGAGCTGGTACATATACAGCTAGTTTAGGTGTTAAGAAAGTAGGTAATGATTTTCAAGCAGATCTATTGTCCACGGGTGCGATTGGTTTGTCTACTAATAGTATGTATGTGCGTGTGGATAATACTACTATTGGTATTAATGGTAGTAATAATCTTTATGTAATAGCACCTCCTGCACATACTCATTCGTTAGCTAGTGGTGATATTACAGATGTAGATGTTACTGGTGCAACTGCAGGTGATATTTTAATAAGAAGTTCTGATGGTAATTGGTATGATCGTACAATGACTGGTGATGTTCATATTACATCTACTGGTGTTACTGAGATTCAGGATGATGCTGTACAAGCATCTGATATTGACTGGGGTTTAGGTTCTGATCAGGTAAATGCTTCAGATGTTCCTACGGATACTACTAATTTTGATACTATATTAAGTTCTGCTGATGATACTGTACAGAAGGCTTTGGATACATTAGATGATCATAATCATGGAAGTACATATACAAGTTATGCTTTCCGTACAATTATACCTAAAACTGGAAATAATGCTGTTGCAGATCAAATACATGATACATTGTATTTGAGAAGTACTACTGGTGTTGTTGAAATTAATGGTATAGATGATGATATTATTGATTTCGACGTTGCTGATTCTGCTATAACTGAAACGCATTTGAATACAAGTGTAGCTGGAAGTGCTCTTAGTGGTGGTGGTGGATCATCTTTGGATGTTCAGGTTGATGGTACTACTATTCATGTAAATGGCAGTAATCAACTTGAAGTTATTGGTACTACCAGAGAAGTTATTGGTGAGTATGTTACTGTTACACATAATAGTCCAACTTGTGGTGCAGTTGCTAATATTCCTATAAAGAGTGGTACGTTGGCTGTTTATTTAAATGGTGAACGTGTGCGAGAAGGTGCGTCGCATGATTATACTGTTAATTATACAACTGGTGTAATTACATTTAATTATAATTTAAAGGCACCATCTGGTCAGCCCGATCATTGGGATCAAGTTTGTGTAGATTATAGATATTAGGATTAATATTTATGCCTAGAATACGTCTCCGTGGTGGAGATCAGTTAATGGATGGTACTGTTGATTCTGCTGACATCAAAGATGGTGATGTCAGCAGAGTTGACTTAAATGTGAGTTCGACAGGGCGGGCTGTTGTACGTAAAGTATTACCAGGGAATGGTACTACTATAATTTATGATGGGGTGGATGCTGGAACTGGTGATGTTATAATTTCTTTAGATGAATTATATCATAGAGGATTGGATGAGTTAGTACATGAAATATCAGAAAATTGTTATATAGAGATAAGTAGAGATGTATCACAGAGAATAAATAGTATTATTTATTATACTAGTACTGGAAAGACTACAAAGGTTAGGGAGTATATTTTTACTAGATCAAATAATCGTGTTAGTCAGGTTGTTACGAGTCAATATGATAGTAGTGGTATTCTTGCAGAAAAATATACAGAAACTATTAATAGAGGATCTGATGGTAGAGTAATTTCTGTAGATTCTTCATTGATTCTCTATTAATATTTTTTTGAAAGGAGCAGCAGATTATGCCTAATTTTGATAAGACAGGACCTATGGGTAAAGGACCTCGTACCGGTCGAGGGCGGGGTGGTTGTGATGCAACAGATATGAAAAAATTTAAACAGATGGGTTTATTTAAGGGAACATCTAATAAAGAGCGTAATCGTCCGATGGATGGACGTGGTCGTGGAAGAGGACCTGGTTTGGGAATTGGTCGAAAGTAATTGATTTTTTATGATTTTTGTTGTTGCGGACATAGACAACGAAATAGGACTAGCTACTGTTACTAGTACTGGACAACCTCTTGGAACCAGTACAGGTGATTATACAGCATTGGATGTTAATGTAGTTAGTCCTATTAATACACAGGTTACTGTGGATGCTGTTAGTATAAAAGATCCTGCTGAAGAGACTAAGCAGGTAACTACAACATCTACTGGTGAACGTATTGCTCTTGATGTTAATATAACAAATGATGGTTTTGATGTTTCTTTTGGAGATAAGATTCGGTATGATGAATTTACGAAAGATCAACCATTAACTAATGGTTCTTATGTAACTGTTTATTCAACGACTTCTGGTAATCCTGGGAAAATATATACTTTAGAAATGGTTTTCAGAAATAATGATGTTGATATCCAGATTTTGGTAGATGGGGAGGCTATGGTAGATGGTTTGAATATCAGAGATCTTGCAGATAATCATTATATAGATGCATCTCCTGGAGGTTTATTTCAAGGTACTGTGGCACAAGTGCCTCGTTTTGTGTATGTTCATGCCAATAGTAGGGGTATTATTTTTGAGCCACCTGCTGCTTGTATATTTAATGATCAAGTTGTTGTTAAGGCTAGAGCACATACTAATGGTAATAGAATGCGTAGAGGTTTAATTGTAAGGGCAATAGAATAATATTTTAAGGGGGATTTATGAGTAAAGAAATTAAATACATGTCTATTAAAGAGTTTAGGGAAAAGGGATATTTGCAGGAATTAAATAGACGATTTTTGCATCCACTGGGACTTGCTTTAGAAATATCTATACAGGATAATGGTAAAGAGGTACTAGGTGGAATTTGGGATTATCGTGATGATCCTGAGGGAATTTATTATGATTTAAAAAATTCGAATGAAAAGCGAATAAAAAAATTTAGTGAAAGAGCTCAATTTATTGATAAGCAAATGGAAAAATATAGATCAGATAGGATCTTAAAATTAGGAGCGATAGTCGAGCCTATTCCAGATATTAGTTAGGTAGGTTGTTTTGGGATTAGTTAATTCAGCACATTTAGTAGATATTGATTGGGATCAGTTACGTCCTTTATTAACTAGTACTGGTTTATCTTATACATATATAGATAACTGGAATATAAACCGAAGGACTATACTGGCACGTAAAGATGCTGGTAGTTATTATGTGTGTAATATTCGTATTACAGATACTAGTACTGGGTT